CTTGCTGATCTGTTGACCGCTGACACACTGTACGGTGTTAAGACTGTCCGTACCGATGCAGCAGTTGGTCTAGTAGTTCCTGCCTAGTAGCTTATAAGCTAACGGCTCTCCTCAGCCTCACAAGGGCTGGGGAGTTTTCTTAAGCAGATACTGTCTGTTTAAGCAAACTAAACGGAGATTAAATGTTAAAGAAGTGTTGGGTTTGTAAACAAGAAAAAGATACTTCTTTATTTGGTATTAATAAAAGCAAATCTACTGGTTTTTCTTCTGAGTGTCGTGAGTGTAAACGTATTAAAGATCGAGAATATGTAGCAAAACATAGAGAAGCTGCTCAAAAAAGAGCAAAAGAGTGGTATTATAATAATTATGACTACGCAATAAAACGTAATAGAGAAACAGGAAAACTTTGGAGAGAAAACAATCCTGATAAAAATTGTGCTAAGAGTAGTAAGAAACGAGCAAATAAAACACAAGCAACGCCAAAATGGTTAACAGAAGAACATTTTAAAGAAATAAATCAATTTTATACAGATGCAAAAGAACTTGAAAAAATATTTTTTTGGAAACAACACGTTGATCATATTATTCCGTTAAAGGGAAAAACAGTTTGCGGGTTACACGTTCCCTGGAATTTACAAATATTAAGAGCAGAAGTAAACATAGCTAAAGGAAACAAATATGTTTTCTAGTAGTCCCTCAAACAGACACGTTAAATGTGCAATCTATCGTGGTCCTGGTGGTCCAGGCGATGCAACAGCAGATGCAGCCAATGCCGCTGCGATAGCACTACAGTATGCTACCCTAGCTGCTGACAAGGCTGCTGCTGCTGCAACAAGTGCTAGTAATGCTGAGAATGATTCTACTGGTGCTGTAGCTGCTGCTGCGGCTGCACAGGCTTCTGCTGCTGCTGCATTAGTATCTCAAGGGGCTGCACTTACAGCACAGACTAATGCAGAGACTGCAGAGACTAATGCTGAAGCTGCTTCTACTGCTTCTATTAACTTAGCAACTAACTTTGCAGCCACAGCAACTACGCTTTCTGCTGGTTCTAGCGCAACCGCCTCGTATAACTCAGGCACTTACACATTAACACTTGGTATTCCTACAGGCGCTACGGGTGCTACAGGGCCTACTGGACCAACAGGCGCAACTGGGTCAACTGGTGCAACTGGACCAACGGGACCAGCAGGCTCTCCAGGTCCTACTGGAGCACCCGGACCAAACGGCCCAACAGGTCCTACAGGACCAACTGGTCCAACTGGTTTGCAAGGCCCTCCGGGTCCCACAGGCCCCACTGGGTTAACTGGCCCTACTGGCCCGACAGGTCCACAAGGACTTCAAGGAGACCCAGGCCCAACTGGACCAACAGGCTCTCCAGGTCCAACTGGTCCAACTGGACCTCAAGGACTTCAGGGCGATCCTGGACCAACTGGTGCTACTGGTCCTACGGGGCCGACTGGACCAACTGGCCCAACTGGCCCGACAGGTCCTGGTGTTCCTGTTGGTGGAACAATTAACCAAGTATTACAAAAGAATAGTTCCACTAATTATGATACTTCTTGGGTTACACTCTCTAGTGGTGGAGGCGGTCAGTTTGAAGGCTCTGCTGTTAACAAGGCAATCTTCTGGAATGCTCAATCGATTGCAGAAAACATAACGATAGTTAGTACACATAATTCTGGTTCTATTGGGCCTATCACAGTTGATTCTGGGTTCACGGTAACAATAGACTCTGGCGCACGATGGGTGGTTATCTAATATGGCTATAACAATCAGCGGCACGACAGGCATAGCGGGTATAGACGGCTCTGCTGGTACGCCAGCGGTACAGGGTGCGGATACTAATACGGGTATTTACTTCCCTGCGGCAGACACCATAGCCTTTGCAGAAGGCGGTACTGAGGTCATGCGACTTGACTCTAGCGCTAATCTTCAATTCAACTCTGGCTACGGCTCAGTCGCTACTGCATATGGGTGTCGTGCTTGGGTGAACTTTAACGGCACGACTAATGTGGGCGGCAACTGCACTATTCGTGCAAGCGGGAATGTGTCAACTGTAGCGGATAACGGTACTGGCGATTACACGGTGAACTTTACAACTGCAATGCCTGATGCAAATTATGCCGTTTCCTATACACGGTCGTTTACTTCCGTTGCTCCAAATGGCACACGCGCACATTACACAATAGCTGGGTCGCAAACTACAACAAGTGTTCGTATTGCGGCAAATCAAGGCAATGCTTCAACAGCCGCTGAAGATGTTGCAGATGTTTCAGTTGCCATCTTCCGCTAAAGGACAACCATGAACCAACGAATTATTTATCCAAATAGCGAAGGCGGTGTAAGCATCCTTGTCCCTGCTCCTGAGTGTGGTTTAAGTATTGAAGAGATTGCAGCCAAGGATGTCCCTGCGGGCAAGCCATACAAGATTGTGGATGTCGCTGACATTCCGTCAGACCGTACATTTCGTAACGCATGGGAGTTCGTTGCAGATGAGCCTGTACAAACCGAGCCTGTACAAATTGAGCCTGTACAAATTGAGCCTACCCCAGAGGTGTCAGAATGATTGTTGTTAACCTAGACAAAGCAAAGAACATTGCTCACGACAAGCGCAGGGTTGCTCGGTCTACTGAGTTTGCGCCGTTAGATATTAAGGCAACCATCCCGGCAGAGGCACAGGCCGCCGAGGAGGCAAGGCAAGTCATCCGTGACAAGTATGCAACCATGCAGATAGCAATTGATGCAGCCTCTACCGTAGATGAGATCAAGGCTGTGATGCCACAGGAAGGTGTGTAATGTCATCAATCAAACTAGAGAGCAACGCTAGCGGTACTGGTGTATTTACGATTGCTAGTCCCAATAGCAACACAAACAGGACACTAAGTATTCCTGATGGAACTGGCTCAATAGTCGTAAATGGGGTGAACGGTTCACTAGTATCTGATACTGCTGTTACCTGTGCCGGTCAAACATCTATTGACTTCACAGGAATTCCATCATGGGTAAAGCGAATTACTGTGATATTTAGCGGGGTGAGTACAAGCGGAACCAGTTTGTTTCTAGTTCAATTAGGGGACGCTGGTGGCTTTGAAATAACCGGGTACACTTCTCAAGCAAACTCCATAACCACCACGCCAGCCGTCACCGCTACGACAAATACAGCGGGTTTCGTTTTAGGCGCTAGTGCTTTGGTGGCTGCGAGCACCTATTCAGGAACGGTAAGTATTGTAAAACTTGATGGAAACTCTTGGGTGTATTCTTCTTTGGTTATTCGAGACGGAACTGCAAGTTCTAACTTTGGTGCTGGCTCAAAAACCTTATCCGATACGCTGACCCAAGTACGCATTACCACAGTTAACGGCACAGACACTTTTGATACCACGCCGTCTGCTGGAAAAATCAACATACTTTACGAGTGATTAACTTATGGCAAATGGAACCATCGGCGTAAGCCAGATAGATGTCCTGACCACTAGTGGAACAGGTACTCTATCCATAGTACCGCCAGCAACTAACACCAACAGGACGCTGACCCTGCCTGACGGAACTGGAACGATAGTTGCAAATGGAGTAAATGGTTCGTTAGTGTCTGGAACAGCCGTAGCATCTACCAGCGGAACCAGCATTGACTTCACAGGAATTCCTAGTTGGGTTAAGCGGATTACGGTAATGTTTAGCGAGGTTAGTCTTTCTAGCACAGCAGATATTTTGATTAGACTCGGAAATGCTGGCGGGATTGAAGATACTGGTTATATATCTACATCTGCAACCGCATCGGCTAATAGTTCATCAACTACTGGCTTTGTTATACGGGTTGCTGCTGCTGCAAACGTATTAAGTGGAATAGCCATCATACAGAATGTTACTGGTAACAGTTGGGTTTGTTCTCACTCTACAAAAGTAGCAACAACTGCTACTCCGTGCGGCGGCGGTTCTAAAACTCTATCCGACACATTAACTCAAATTCGCATTACAACAACCAGTACCGATACCTTTGATGCTGGAACTGTCAACATAATGTATGAGTAAGGAATAACATTGAATGCAATGTGGCAGATGTGGCAGCAGAGGTATCCTAAAGAACTTTGTAGCACCATAGTAGAGCAGGCAAAAGAGATAGAACCGCAGGCTGCAATAGTAGGTTTCCAAGGCTCTAACGTAGACACCAATGTTCGTAGAAGTAAGGTTAGGTGGATCACTAGAGACAATAAAGACCTTGGTTGGCTGTACCATGAACTAACTAATCTGTTTCATGTTGCTAATCATAATGCCTTTGGATCTGAGTTGTGGCACTTAAATGAGATTCAGTTTACAGAGTACAACGAAGAAGATCAAGGTTATTATAATTGGCATAACGATGTAAACTGGGATGATGGTAGACAAGTACACAGGAAGTTATCTCTAGTGTGCCAACTGTCTAACCCAGAAGAGTATGAAGGTGGTGAGTTTGAGATGCAGCCGTTACATCTTAATGCCCCTGCCCAAGAGCACCTAAGAACACAAGGAACTGTTTTAGTGTTTCCCTCCTTTGTGGTTCATAAGGTAAACCCAATCACAAAAGGTACTAGACATTCGCTAGTAGCCTGGATGGAAGGCCCTAAGTGGAGATAGTATGGCAACTGAGCACATGAGCGAAGCAGCTAAGAACACAGCAGATGCACTGTCTGTTGTGACTGTCATTGGCACACTAGCAGAGATACTACCTGCTATTGCTGCTCTATTTACTATTGTTTGGACTGGCTTTCGGATCTATGAAACCGAGACAGTTAAGGGATGGTTGGGTAAGAAATGAGCAGAAAAGTATCCGCTGTTACAACCAAGACTACTACCACTAAGGAAACTATCCTTACGGTTCCTACCAAGAATACTGGTCTTTGGCAGTTAATGTATATCATTAGTCTTACTGGTAACGATACTCCAAAGGTCTACTGGTACGACTCTTCTACTAACACTGAGTACTTTATTGTTGGTGGTAAGAACTTAGGTGCTGGTGAGTTTATTAGATTAGACGGACAGGCAGAGGTAGTAATGCAAGCTGGTGATGAGATTCGAGTACAGAACTCAGGAACTAATACAGTAACTTACATAGCTACTGTAGAGTTCATGCCTGAGATGACAGTTCAGTTCCAATTCTAAAGGAGAATAGTATGCCAACGGTAGACGGAAAGAAATACCCTTACACTAAGAAGGGCAAACAAGCAGCAGCATCGGCTAAGATCAGTAAGCTTCGTAAAGAAGGTATGCCACAGAAGCAGGCAGTAGCTGTTGGCTTATCGATGGCTGGTATGAAGAAGAAGAAAGCTAAGAAAATGGGTACTTATCGTGACTACTAAACCAGGGCTGTATGCCAACATCAATGCAAAGCGTAAGCGGATAGCTGCAGGATCTGGTGAGAAGATGCGTAAGGTTGGTTCTAAAGGCGCTCCCACAGCTAAGGCATTTAAACAAGCTAAGAAGACTGCGAAGAAATAATGGTAAAGAAGGTATATCAGAATCCAGAAGGTGGTTTAAACGCCAAAGGTAGAGCATACTTCAAGAACAAGGAAGGTGCTAACCTGAAACCTCCAGTGTCTTCTAAAGAGGCTGCTAAGTCTCCTAAGAAGGCGGCTAGGAGGAAGTCTTTCTGTGCTAGGATGAGTGGTGTACCAGGACCTATGAAGGATGAGAAGGGTAGACCCACCCGTAAAGCATTAGCACTAAGGAAATGGGATTGTTAAATGGCTAACAAAACTTATATCGAACTTGTCAATGATGTGCTGGTTAGGCTTCGTGAGAACGAGGTTACTTCCGTCAATGATACTTCTTACTCAAAACTAATTAGTAAGTTCGTCAATGATGCTAAAAGGCAGGTAGAGGATGCATACAATTGGAATGCTCTGTCTGAAACTCTTACTGTGTCTACTACTGCTAACCTCTTTAACTATGTCCTCACTAATGCTGGCATTCGATTTAGGGTCTTTGATGTTCTGAATGACTCTAGCAACTGGTTCCTAAACAATGCTGCAACGCAAGAGATGGATGCTTGGTTCCTTGTCAACACCCCTGAGTATGGCTCACCACGCTACTATAACTTCAACGGTGTAGACGCTAACGGTGATACACAGGTAGACTTGTATCCCATCCCTGATGCTAACTATATTGTTAACTTTAACGTCATCAAACCACAAGCACAGCTAGTCCTTAACTCTGACGCTATCAAGGTTCCTGATGAGCCTGTAATCTTCTTGGCCTATGCTAAGGCACTGGCAGAGCGTGGTGAGGACGGTGGTTTAAAAAGTTCTGAGGCTTACGGTTTATACTTAACCTCGTTAGCAGACCATGTAGCAGTTGAGGGTAATAAATATCCTGATGAATTTACTTGGACACCTACTTAATGGCATCTCCATCACAGACCGCTAGTATTGCAGCACCAGGATTCTTTGGATTAAACATCCAAGAGTCTGCAGTATCGTTATCTTCTGGCTTTGCGCTAGAGGCTAACAACTGCGTTATTGACCGCTATGGTCGTATTGGTGCTCGTAGAGGCTGGACACCTGTAAACTCAGCAGTCAACACAGACTTAGGCGCTGCTAACCCAGTAGAGTTTATGTTTGAGTTAACTGATAATGGATCTAGTCAGTTCCTTAGTGCTGGTAATAATAGACTGTTTACTGGTACTACGACTATGACCACCAAGACTGTGCGTAATCAGGCTAACAGTGCAGACCTAACATACACGATTACTAGTAACAACTGGCAAGGGGCTGCTCTGCCCTACGGTGATGGAGCAAGTGCAGAACCTCATGCCTACCTAGTCCAGACTGGTCATCCTATGTTGACCTACCATCGTATGCCTACTCCAGGGACTGGTGCTACCTTTACAGTCTCGACTGTTTCTAGTGGCGCTATCACTGCCTTGACAGTAACTGCTGCTGGGTCAGGCTACAGTGTAGGAGACATCTTAACCCTGTCTGGTGGAACCACTGCTGCTACCGTGACTGTGGCTACCTTGTCTGGTACAGGTGTGGCTACTGTAACGATCACTACTGGTGGTGCTGGATACACAGTCTCTGATGCCCTTACTAGCACAGTAACAACTGTTGCTAATCCACACTCCCACGCAGGCTCATACGGCTTCCAGAGGCTCGGTGACATCGGAACAATACCTTTAGGATATTCTATTGGTGATTTCTCTCCTAACTGCGCTTTAGCGGCTTATGGGCGTATCTGGGTGGCAGATATAGCAGGAGACCCACAGACGGTATACTTTACTAGATTGCTAGACGGATCAGACTTCCAAGGTGGAGACTCTGGATCTATATCCTTAAATACTGTATTTCCGAACACAGACAAGATAGTAGCTATTGCAGCGCACAATGGATTCCTTATTATCTTTGGTCGTAATAACATTGCTGTCTATGCCAATCCTATCGATGTTACAACATTAACCTTAGCTGATTATATTCCTAATGTGGGCTGTATCTCTAGGGACTCTGTACAGAGCACTGGTATGGATATTATCTTCCTGTCTGACTCTGGGGTTAGAAGCCTTCAGCGGGTTATTCAGGAGAAGTCCTTGCCTATGCGGGATATCTCCAAGAATGTTCGTGATGAGTTGATGGTTAGCGTAGCCTCTGAGACAGCAGCTAATATCAAGTCTGTCTACTATGATAGAGATGCTTTCTACCTCCTTAGTCTGCCTGTAACTAAGACAGTCTACTGCTTTGACATGAGAACACCGCTGCAGGACGGGTCTGCTAGGGTTACTACTTGGAGCGCCATAGAGCCTAAATCCTTTATTGTGACCACTTCTAAAGAACTCTACATTGGAAAACCTGGGTATATCGGTAAGTACTTTGGGCATTCTGATAATGGGACTAATTACCAGTTTAGTTACTATACTAACTACTTTGACTTTGAACAACCATCTATTGAAAAGATTATGAAACAGGTTGGGTTTGTGGTCATTGGTGGTGCTAATCAGAACTTGGCTGTCAAGTGGGGCTTTGATTATAACGAAAATTACTTTGCTGTTACGAAAAAGCTTGACAATTCAGTAGTTTACGAGTATAATATAGGGGAGTATAATATTGCTGAGTTCTCAAATGGTATTGTACTAGACAAATTTAAGATACAGGCTGGTGGAAGAGGCGCTGTTCTGCAGGTTGGATTAGAGGCTGAGATTAATGGTAATCCTATATCTATTCAGAGGATTGACATATATATTAAACAAGGAAAACAGATATGAGTAACT